TCATGTCGCTTCTCCCGGCGCGGTGGGGAGCGGACACCAGTGGGTCGGATAGCAGTTGCGCGCGGTCAGGAGGCTTGCCCTGTCGTCTTCGAAAAACCAGCCGGCTCCAGCTCGATGGCATTCCGCGCCATTGTCCCAAAATCCTGCGTGTGACCAGCCCGGTCCGCCCAGGATGATCTCATTTCCATCTCTCGGCGCCGTCTCTATGGGCTGCCACCCATCAGGCGTCGGTCCTGCGCCAAGGGCGGCAGGCGCATCAATAATGGCGGAGCGGATGCGCTGCTCGAAGTCGGCTTGCGCGGCGGCTTTGGCGGCTTCAACTGTTGGGAAAAAGCCCCCAACGCCACTAAGCCAATATCCGTCTTCGTTCGATGCTAGGACGACGTATTTTTCACGCGATGCCCAGTGCTCCCCATCACAGTCGGGTCCGTTCCACTCCAGCGGCTTCACCGCCACCGGCCCCGCGCCCTTCGCATCGGCTGCGAGGGCAGCGGCTATGTGCTTGGAGATGACGGCGCGAGCGTTGACGGTGCCAAGTAAAATCCTGCTCTCCAGGCACTCTGCTGCAATCTCTTCGACAATCTGATCGGCATGCGTCCGTGCCTCTGTGATCTCACGCATCGGAGCCTCCACTCCTATCCTCATCGCGGAGATCGCGCAGATAGTCGGGGTCAGGCTCGCTCTCTTCCCAGGGGCAAACGCCGCCGGTTTCATCTTCAAGGTCGCATTGACGACGCGAATAGGCGCCACAGAATGGGCAAAGCTTGCCGCCTCGGGACTCATAGTCTTCGTCTGGCGTCATCAGTTTCCAGTTGTCGTAGCCGGGAATGGTCATCACTCTGCTCCTGTTGGGCCATCGAAGCCTTCGCTGCGTGCCTTCTCCAGCGCGTCGGAAGCGGCCTTGAACGCGGCTTCTGCGCACCGTGGGCAAAGGTCGGCGAAATCCAGACGCTCTTTTCCGGTGCCGTAGGTCTGCGGGCAAATGCGACCGCCTTCGGCTTTCATCGATCCCCAGACGCGCGGCTTGGAGAATTGGCGGGAAGCGCCGGCACCAGATATGGACTTCTCGACGGTCTCACCGCAGTTGTCGCAGCGGATTTTCGGAATAATGTCGACGTCAGCCATCGGAGCCTCCACTGGCGCGGGCGGCCGATTGCTCGTCGGACGTTCCATAGAGAAGCGCGGTCAAGTCGGTAGAGATGCCAACAAATTCGTGGTGGCTGAAAAAACCTTCGTCTAAGCAAAGATCAAAGGTGGCAACCACAGCGTCGCCAATCTCAAAGCCGGCACTTTCTGCTTCTCGCAAGATGGTTTCGGCATGGGCCTTCAAGAAATCGCCGTTGGAGTCCTGTTCCAGATCTATTGAGCGCTGGGGCAGCATCAGAACGTGCGAGCCGTGTTCATTCCGGCCGTCAAGAAAGACCCCATGCCAATGGCTGCGCAGCGCCTCTCGCATCGCATCCGCCTGCAGCCGCAGATCGGCGTTGGCCGCTTCGGCGGTGGTCAGATTTGCATCTGATTGCGCGATCATCGCCCGCTGCATGAGGAAGGAGCTTGCAAGGGATGCACGTTCCCTGCGCTCGGCTTCCAGTTCCCGCTCAGATGTCGCCAGCTTTTCCTCGGCAGTCTCGGCACGAATGCGCAGCTTGTTGGCCGCGTCCTGCATCGTGTGGAAATTCTCGCGAGCGGCCGCGTGTCCGCGCTCGGCCTCCGCCAGCTTGGCGGACATGGCGGCGAGGGCGGCACGCAGGTTCTTGATCTCATCGGCCGCTTTGAGCACGGCCTCGCGGTCAAGGCCGTCCCACAGGTTGCCGTCCTCGTAATTCTGCCCCATGGCGCGCAAGGTGTATTCTTGCGTTCCACGCGCCCCGATATCGCCATCTGTCGGCGCTGCGTTCATCATGGTCCACCTCCAACATCATCGACGATTGGCAGGTGGCTGGGTTTCCAGAGCGCCCATTCTATGATTGGCCATCTACTTGCCCTCCGGCTTGATGGCGCTGATGGTCTCTGTGTCCGAGCCTTCCTCGGCAATGACCGCCGCTTGCTGTCGCAGATCGTCTGTCGGCGCTGCCGGGTGGGGGTAGAGAGGCTCTGGGTCGGTGTAGATGTGCTCGACGTCATCGTCGGCAAGTGGTGAGTATGGCAACCGCTCGGTGTAGATAAAGTGCTTCATTCCGTTTCGGCGACGGATGAGCACCCGCCACACCACAGGCTCACCAAGGGCGACGAGCCCATCTGGCGGCGCTGCCGAGCGTGGGGTGGGATGCGCGTAGAGAGGCTTGACCGGCCACTCTGGCGCAGCCCGTTTCGGCTCTCCGCGTTCGATCACCACGCTAAACGTACCATCTCCGTTGCTTCGGCCGTATTCGTGAGCGTATGCCGCACCCTCCGCCCCTGGATGGGCCGCCTCTGGCGCGGAGAGGGCGGAGAGATAGGCCCGGATTGCGGCGGAGGCTACCGGCTCGTGACTGGGCTCGACGGCGTCGTCATTCCAGTAGCGGTCGATTTCAGCGGTTACGGCGGATGTGGCTGCCGCCAGCGCGCCCGGCTCCAGCTCGGTTGTCATGGGTGCACCGCCTTGGCGATAGCGGCACTGATCAGAGATGGAGTCTCATGCGCTGGATCGGGCGTGCTCGCGTCTGGCATTTTGATGAAGCCAAGTTCGATGCCGTTCGTGATGAACTGGTCAGCCCTTTTCAGCGCCACCAGCATCTCCGCAATGAGCGCGCGTGCCTCGTCAAGTTCTTCTTCAAGGTCGTCGGCGCGGTCAGCTTCTTCTGCCCAAGCCATGTCCATATCGCTCATGATGCACTCCTGTAGATCGCGCGCGGCGGCAGGGGGCCCTTGGCCGGGCGCTGGGATTTGGGGGGTGACGGGAAGGGTGCGGACTTGATGGTCTGCTTCGGGCGCTTGATGCCCAAATGCTTGGCCTCGCGCCGCTTGGCCTCGGCGATGTTCTTCACGTCAATCTTGGTCTTGGGCGCGTGACAGCACTCGACGCCGAGCAGCTTTCCGTCATCGGCCGTGAGCTTACGCGTCTTGTCGAGAAAGAGCGCGTCGGCGATGGTATGGTCGACGTGGTACGGCTTCTTCCCAAGGACGAGGCCGCACCCTTCGCAGGCAATTTCGCCAGATGGCTGGATCGCGCGCCGTACGATCTGCGCGTAGATTTCCTTGGGAAACTCGCGTCGGGCCATCACGCGGCCCTCCTGACACGAGAAGGGTATTGCGAGGCCACGTAGCGGGCGAATTCCACGCACTCTGGCGAGACGGAACGGTTGCAGGCCGCGTACACCTGATCGACGCGCCATGTGGCACCCAGAGCCTGCAAGCCGATAGTGGCGCGCTCCTTTCCACTGGTGCGGAAGACGGCGTAATCTCCGGATTTCGCCAAGCTGGCATAGCTGCTAACACAATGATGTTGGAGGCTTCCTTCCGTGGCGATCTCGAACTTGGAATTCAGGAGCGTAGCGGTGAAGCCGTTTCGCTCTATCTGCCAATCATCGGCGAACGGCTTAGGGCTGTAGAACCGCGTGTTTTGCTCACGCACCGCTATGTTGTGCTCTTCGATTATGCGGCTTCGGCTCCAATTCGGGTTGAAGCGTGTGCCGAGCATGCGCATCGTGTCCCGAACGAGATGCATGGTCTCCATGAATTCATCGACACACTTCCGGTGCGTGACCCGAGCCGCAATGAATTCATCGTCACCGCATAGATTGATGCAGCGCATCACACCGGACGGCACATCAAGAAGGCGACCGAAAGTATCGTCCAGATCCATGCCAGGCGTTCGGCGCCTTGCAGCTTTCATAAGCAGGCAGTTACGGGTAAGGCTGTTTGCAGCGACACGCCGCCAATTGCCCTGACCGATGCGCCTTTTGATAATCTGAGGTGGCTCGCCGAACGTGATAATCATCGGGACTAGATGGAGAAGGCCGTCGCGCTCTGCCTCTTTGAGGTATGGGAGTACTTCGTTGGCCCCGAATACGAGATCGTCGTCATACTGCTTCCAATGCCTGCCCTCGTGCCGGAGCATGTTGCCTATGCGATCTGACATGCGGTTGCCGACCCAGAGCCAATAGTTTGCGGCTTGGAAGCGCCGGTTGAATTTTGGTCCGAGCCGCATGGCGTAGTGCTGATACATTAGTTTGAGATCGCCACAGCCATCAAACTCATAGCCGCATATTTGTGCTTTGATATGCGTCCACATCTCAGGATATCGGCCAAGCATCGGGCGGTCGAAGCGCATCGGTCCGACCGTGATGCTCATAGTTTCTGGGTTTGAGATTATCTCGTGGACGGCAGCCATCAGCCCGCAAGCTCCCTGTCGTCTACGCCGATGATGCCGGCGAGGTACTTGGCCTCGGCAACGGTTCCAGACTTTGGGTCATCCCCACAGCAGTCCTGAAGCCGTTCGCGAATGGTCTTGGCCTTGGCGCGCACCAGGTCCGACTTGCCGCCGATTTCGTCGGTGAAGATCAGCGCTTGCCGCTTGAGCACGTTCACGTCAGGACCGACGGCGGCCTTGAGCGTCTGGAACACCCGGACCAGAAACGCCTTGTCATCCGCCGAAAGAGAAACGGAGGCCGGCGACGCAACGGGTTCTTCCCGCGCTCCCATGTCACCGGCCTCCTCATCAACACCGTTGCCGGTGTCGGAAGGAGGGGCAGCAGGACTGGTTGAGGGGTCAGCAGTCCCGCTGCCACCGTCGACGCTGGAGACATCGACGGGTTCTTGATCTGTGGTTTCCTGCCTGCTATCTGGTTGTGCCGTCGTCGCGGCCTGCGAGGCTGCGGGCTCGTCGGAAAGCGGGTCGGCGATCTTCTGATGATCCGAAATCATCTTGACTGTGCCGACGAACATTTCCTCGACGGTGGCTTCGCCGTTTTTCAAGGCGGAATACATGCCGCGCAGCGTGGCGATATGATCGACGCTGATATCCTCGACGCCTTCGACTCCGAGAGCCTGAAACACCTGCTCGGGCTTCACTCCGAACGCGGCCAGTGCCTTGAAGGCACGCTCCCGATTTTCGGTCAGCGTCGTCACGTCGCCGGTAATCGTGGCCTGCACGGTATCGTAGGCGCGCCGCCATAGAGGCTTGGGGACGCCAGCCAGGATTGCGTTGCGCATGGCGATCGAGCACGCGGCGTTGCCGGTGACAATGATCATGTCGCCGTTGAATATCTTGCCCTTCTTGTCGCTGATGCGACGACGGACGCGGGCGGTTGATTGCGAGTTCGTCTCAAGATCGTGGAAGACGCCTTCGGCCTCAACATACATCTCGACGGGATCGACATGCACGACGCGCGCGCCAGCTCGGCAGTTTCCGTAGGACTGCTTGAGGATTTCGGCGAAGCGGATCGATGGGCCACGAATAGGCTTACCGCCGCGCGGGAGCGCATAGATACACTCTTCCGCGGATTCCTCGTCCAATGTCGCCATGGACATAATCGCGGACTGGACGCGCTTCAGAGAACGCGGGTAGGCCCGCGCCGTGGTGATTTGCTGATCGATCTCGGCGGTGTGCAGTTGAACAGCCATGCTGGACGGGGCAGCCATCCCAACGCCTTCGAAATCTTCGCCGTCCTGTGTTACAAGCTCGCCCATCGCCTCAGCCCTTCACTTGCTTTTGCTGCCACCAGACGGGCAGGTCGGTTTCGTCGAGTTCGTCCAGAGGCTCAGCCAAAACCCATGCGGTGTTGGCTCCGAACTGCTTCAGGTAGGTTTGGTAGTTGTGGACGGCCTGGGCGATGGACTGCCGTGCATAGGCGAAAAGGGGGTTGCCAGGTGACAGTTTGAAGCCGTGCGAGATCGGCGCGCCCTCGGCCTGCCAGAACACCAGCACGAAGGCGAACACGTCGTTCGCTGCCACCTTGCGCAGCCAATCGCGGTCATGGTCGCCGAAGACGCGGCCGGCGGCGACCAGCTTGCCCATCTGCCGACGGCCTTCCATGTATTGCTCTGCCGACAGCGTGTAATCGAGCTCGGCGATGCGGTCGCGACAGGCCTTGCGGAACTCCTTGCCGAGCGGATTGCGGATCGATTTCAGATCCGTGATCGCGTTCATCTTCAGGAAGTCGAGCCGCGCTTTCATCCGAACGCCGTCGCGCTCCCAAAAAACGGACACTTCAGGCATTCCATTTTGGAAAGCGCCAGCGACATGCGGGTTAGCTCCGATGAATGCTGAAGCGGCTAGAATGCGGTTGTAGTCTTCGCGCTTGAGCGGGATTTTCCCGGACTCCGAGAACGCCGCCACCTCGTCATCGAACACGATCGGACAGCCAGAAACTTCCTTGGCCCTCGCGATCAGAACATCCTTGTTGCCGCTCTTGGGTAGTCCGGCCTTCTCCAGAAAGGCCTTGATGTCGTCGGTGACACGGAGACAGCCCGGAAACTCCTCCGGTGTTGGAGCGGGACCATAGTCAGCCTCGAAAGCATCTCGGCCTTCCAAGACGCAGCGATGCACGGCGCGACCGAAAATCTTGGACGGCGTGTCCGTCTCCGGTTCGCGCGCCGGGTTCATCGAAGATTGCCACCAGAAATCGGGCGCTGACGACAGGAGCTTCTTCAGCCCGGTGGAGCCAAGCGCCGGGTCGGCATGGTAGATCTCGTCGGAAAGGCCGAAGTAGATGCCAGGTTCGTGGAAGGCCACGCCGTCCGGTGCCGACTTGGCCGTGATATTGTTTACGATGCTGCCGATCGACTGCATGGCGTCGGCGTCGATGTCGATGTGCTCATTCATGGCGTTGCCTCGATGATCTGGACGCACTGGAAGGACGAAGGCCGGGCGCATGCGCAGTCCATGCCGAAATCGTCGTCATCGAAATCGAAGTCGTCATCCGACCAGCAATCGGGCTCGTCGCAGCCATCGCAGCCGCAGCCGCCGAATTCGTCCGATCCGCAGCACACATTTCCGCAGGCGTTGCACATCTACGCTGCTTCCTTCTGTTCAGCCTCGACCCGCTCAAGCAAGGCGAGGGCGCATTCGGCATGGGATTTGGCGAGGATCAGGCTGCTTTCGGTCGGGATGAGGTTGCAGGACAGGTCGGTCTGCCAGTGCTCGATCCAGACCTTGAGGTCGGTCAGGTGCTCGCGCAGGATGAGGGCGTCTGAGCGGGTCACGGCGCAAACACCATCAGCCAGAAGGCGGCACCAGCCAGAAACGCGAACATGGCGATGCCTGAGAGAACGTCCTGAAGGGTGTCCATCAGGCTGACACCTTCGCCAGCGCTTCGCGGACGCGTGCCTTCTCGGCGTTCAGGAAGGTGTCATGATGAGCGCGGATGGCTTTGTGGATTTCCGAGATTGCAGCGTTTGTTGCCTTCTCTATCTCTCGCTTGAATGCCTGCTGCATGTACGCTTCTGCGAGGTGCTGGATGCGTGGCTTGGTGCTCCAACTGTCGGTCGACGCTTCGCCGGAGCCGTTCACACGAGCGGTGAGATAGGCCTGACCCGTGAGCGCGATGAATTCGCGCATTGTCACAGGCTTCTCGTCAGCCTTCGACATGAAGGGGAATTTCGGCGTTACCGGTTGGTCGATGATTTCGGCTGTGACAGAGGCAAGCGCCTTGTCTGCTTTGGCCGTGATCTGCTCGATGCACTTGGCCTCGATCGCCTTGGCGAGCGTCTTGTCATTGTGCCGGCCAACGATCTGCCTCGCGGCGGCTTCGATGATCAGCGCTTCCATGTCCTGCATGGTGTAATCGCGCATGGACACGTGGAACTCGATGCCGCGCCCTTCGGCTTCCTTGGTGGCAACCATGTCGGTTTCCACCCCAGATGGTTCGGGATGACCGTCCCATTCCTGTTCGGCGATATCATGCGTGCTGGTGATTCCGTTCGACATCTTAATTCTCCCAAGCGTCAGAGGATTTCGCGTACGCCACGCCCGCCTCATCCATCTCGGCCTCAGCCAGCGAGATCGCTTTGACGTGCCCGAGGTAGAGGGACAGCCGCCACGGCAGCAGCTTGCGGGCCCGCTCGACCGTATCGGCCCGGTGCTTGCGAACCGTCGGCGTCAGCATCACGTCAGCCTCCGCTATGGTCCGCATGTACTGGCGGCAGAAGAGAATGGACTCGCCGACCTCTTGGCTGTTGATCCGCCAGACATCGCCAAGGCCCTGCGAGGGTTTCTGCGTCAGCGCTGCGATCAGGCCATCACGGGTAAGCGTGATGGCAGGTGCGGACTTGGAAAAGGCGGGGGCGTTCATGGGAACACCTCGACGTTCGCAGGCTTCACCGCTGTTGTGAGCGCATCAAATGACCATGCGGTCATACGGCTGACGAGGTAACGAGCGTCGTATTCGCTCTCGGCCTCAACCCGCATGATGAGCTCGCGGTTTGCTGCGCGACAAACATTGTAGATGCGCGGCGTGTTGGCGATGCTGCTGGCCATCTCTCTCTCCTCATTCCGGGCGATGTGCCCGAGGTGTTGAGGGACAGTACGTTATGTACGATAAGTGGTCAAGTACGTTTTGTACGATTTTTCTTGCGCAGGGCAAGGCGTACGATTATCTCTGCGCAAGTTGAGCGGCGACCCGGTGCAACTCCGGTGCGTCGTGGCTGACAGGAACGGGTGCGGTTGGTGTCGCCTGTTGGCTGGTAGTGGAAGACTGGGAACCGCTGGGCTGGCTGGTCAGCCGTGAAGAAACAACCAGAAGGGCGCGCAAGCCACTACGGGAGTCCGAACCCGGCGCGTGAGGCCACCTCGGCCAATAGAAACGGGCCATGAACCGTTGAGGCTATGCGCCGTCATATGGCGTAGGCGGGGATGCACGGATACCGCAGAATACTCAGGAGCGTCCTGATCCGTGTAGCGCCCTTGGGTCGGCTTCATTGCCCGGCTCCAAGGGGTTACTGCGCCGTTTCCGTGAAGCCTTGGAGTTCCTAAACACGGAACGAGACGGAAGAAGGTTAGTTCTGAGAGGTAGAAAGGAAGGCGCTATGAATTGCGTTACGATCGTCGGTAAAAGCGGAAAGTGTCAGATCACTATCGAAGGCGAATGGGCGGCCGATGATGTGGCTGACGAAATAGCGTCATATGGGGAGATCGATATGGAAGGCTGCGACTGCATTGCGAGCCGGTACCTCCGCGCTGCCGAGGCGAAAGAGGCGTTTGTCGCTATCCTCAACGCCTATAGAGATCTGGGTCTTGAAGCTTCTGAGCAAGAGCCATCATCCGATCAAATAACCCTTTGACCTCTTCGTTGCCGACCTCTCGGCCCTGAATAAATATCAGGCCGGAATTATCAAGCTTCGGCTCCAGATAGGTCTTGCCCGCCTCACGGCTGTTCCACCAAAGGCCGTGCGCGTATTGATTTCTCACCTCACTTATCGACTGGTACTCGTCCAGCGCGGCATCAACATCAGATGGCACATGCACATTATGCGGCGAACGCTTAAGCGCCTTCCCCATGATATCGATCCGGCTTTTCTGGGCGGCGATAGACCGAAATACAATTCGCGCATCCTCAGGGTGCTCAATTCCAGCAAGGAACTGGAATAGATCAATCATGCGGTCTTCCACTTGCGACCAGATCGTAAGCGTATACCCTACCAGCGCTGCCAACTCTTTGTCGCCGATGCCTGGCGTGTACTTTCCGTGTGGAAGAGTCGCTGGCTGGACCGTAAAGCGTCTTGGATTGCCCATCTTCACACCCTAAATCGCTTCCCTCTCAGCCCTCTCGGCTTGATAGCCTCTGCCGCGTCATGGGATTGCGCCATCACCTCAATCCAGGCGCCAGCCTTCAATGGGATATCGGCCTCGCCAGTAAGCCATGCCTCCACCAGGGACACATCGCATTCGAAGCACCGCGCTAAAGTGTGCGGCGTCCATCGGATAATGGAAAGGCATTCCTCAAGGCGGGTGGGTGTCATAGCGCTCAGGGCGCGAAATATTTCGCTAAGCCGGCGATAGCGAGGACGGCAAGAATGAAACCACCAAGTTGCAGCGTAGGGGGCATGGAATCCACCTTGCCGCGCAGATACGAAAGATCGCTGCGGATCGCTTTCAGGTCGGATTTGATTTCCGACATGCCGTCTTCAGGGGCCTTTACGCGCGGTTCCATGCCGTCAAATGTGCCACCTCCGTCACCGCCTTTCAAGCGCTCGCTGGACGCGTGTCGCCGGCAAACTCGCTATCGATCCCTCGGATAAGGTCGTCGGACGGCTGGCCGTCCTTCTCTTGCGCCATCCCCAAGCCCTCCAGAGCTTATCCAGTCCCCTTCGGACAGTTCATCGTAAATTCATAGATCGGCTCTTGCAGCAGGTACCCGCCGGTAATCTTGCAGGCGTTGAGCGCTTTGTGAATACCAAGGTATTTTTCAGCGGCTTCCTGATAGGCCCCCAGCGACGGCAGGATGTTTCCGGCGCCGAAGGTCAGCCCCTTGACCATTCCCTGACCGATCGCGCCGCCGATCGTGCTGGACACAGCAAGCCGCTTGCCGTCCGGGTTCTCATAGACGCGAAATTCGCCATATCTGGTTGTGACGAGCTCGTTCGCAGACCCATACTCCGCCGACTTGGAGATGAGTTCCTGGCTCGCGCAACCGTAGAGAAGCGCCAGGCTGGCAAGCAATAGCACCCTCATGACGGAGCCAAGTCCTTGCCGAACTCAAAATTGCCGGTGGTGCCATCCGAAAATATGGCAGTGCCTTTCCCGCCCTTCAGACTGTTGTTTCGGACAATCTCCAACGTGCCGGTCTGTCCATTGGTGCAGGAAACCGGGACAGTCAGCCTCTTGGCGGTCGAGAACTGGTCATATGTGCCGCTACACTTGTTTCCAGAACTGCCGGTCATCTCGAAAGTGCCTGCGCTAATGGAGGCGGTAGCGCTTCCGGTGAACTTCTCTCCCGTGCTCGTTACACCTCTTGCTGGGACCGTGACCGATCCACACCCGACAAGCAAAAGTCCGGCGAAAAGCGCCGATAGTGATTTTACTCTCATCCCCCAAAGCCCCTCCCGAAGGCCACTTTGCTCGATGTAAGCGGAATTTCTTGTCTGCCGCAAGGTAAGGGTGAGCGCCGCACAAGCGCGTTCTTTGTTTGTTCTTGACGCTCCCATAAGGACTCGCTTGAATGGGCTTTGGGCTTGGGAGGAAGGATTGGCAATCAGGTATCGACCGCGCTATCCGAGCAAAAACCACGAGATCATTGCGAAACTGAGAGAGGCGGCGGGGGCAGGGCCGCCGATCGATCCAGAGGTTAGGGTGAAGCGCCTAGCGGCAGAAGTCGCTATTCAGATGGCGCTTTTGCATGGGGGCGATTGGCAGGTTCAGGTTGATCATCAGGAGGGGTTCGTTTTGGTGTCGCCGCGGCTTTGACGAAACCAGCGCGGATTGTTGCTATCGCTCGCGCCAGAGCCTTTCGGTCTACGCCAAAAGCGAGTAGCGCGGCACGCAACTGCGCCTCAGTGTCGATCGAAGGATTTTGCTTCTCAGTCTGCTGAGTACCCTCGTCGTACAAATACCAACCAGCAGTGCGGCCAAAAACCTTGGCGTATGTTGCTGCCGCCCGTCGGGAGATTGGACGGTGACCGTTGGCGTTGCTAATCAGCAAGTCCTTGCCCACACCGCCTTCCTTTAGTGCTCGTTGGTTCTTGGCCCAGGCGTCGACCGGACCATCGTAGTCCGCAATTGCCGCCCGCAGTCTATCTTTCGGCTCTGTCATTCGTACAACATTGACGAAGACTGTCGTTCAAGGTGTACGATTTTTGGTTGACGTAGAGTCGTACGTATTGTACGAAGTATGGCCATGAGTGAGCCGACATCCATCTCTTCCCTTATCGACTTCTGGCCGACAATCGCGGAGTTCGCCGCAGAGGTTGGGTGCGGATATGAGGCGGCACGGCAAATGCGCCGCCGTGAAAGCATCGCGCCCGAGCACTGGACCAAAGTCATCTCGGTCAGTGAGGCTCGTGAGATCAGCGGCGTCACATACGAATGGCTTGCTCGCCAGCGCGCCGCCGCTCCGGCCCCGGAGCGCGCGGCATGAGCTTGCGCTTCGCTCCCGCAAGCGCCGAGCCGGCACCAGCCAGCTTGGCCCGCTACGACGCGGCAGTTCGCGCTTTGGCGGAAGCCAAGTCGGTCGATGAGGTAAAGGACCTCCGCGACAAGGCCGAGGCAATGCGAGCCTATGCGCGCCAGGCCAAGAACAAGCAACTTGAAACGGACGCCGCCGAAATCCGCATTCGTGCCGAGCGTCGGCTTGGTGAGCTCATTGCCGGGCAGAAGGCGACAGTCGGCATGGCCAAGGGTGGCCAGCCCTATCAGTCTACCGGTTCCAAGTCGGCACCGGTAGAGCGGGCTGCCACTCTCGCCGAGGCCGGCATCGATAAGAAACTTTCCGCCCGCGCTCAGAAGATGGCGGCTGTGCCAGAAGCCGAGTTCGAATCCATGGTCGGCGAATGGCGCGAGCGCGCCGAAGCCGAGAACGAGCGCGTAACCACAAACTTGCTCAAGGCAGGCGAGCGCGCTGAGCAGGGGCGCCGGGAGAACGATTTCTATCCGACGCCGGAGAGTCTGATCGCCCAGGTTGTCGGGCGCTGGAAACCTCGGTCGCGGATAGTGTGGGAGCCGTGCGCTGGCGACGGTCGTATTGTCGCCGCGTTGCAAGCTGCAGGGTTCGAGACGGTTCGAGCCGACATTGCGCAAGGGCAAGATTTCTTTGCCTCGGACGCTCCGCTTCCAGACATAGCTCTCTGCACCAATCCGCCGTTCGAACGCGTCCGTGAATTCATCGACCATGCATTTGCGATTGGCATCCACGAGATGTGCCTTGTGCTGCCAGAGCGTATCTGGGCAAGCGGAATCGGTCGGGAGCAGTTCGAGCGCCATCGGCCTGCCGTGTGGGCCAATCTCGACTGGCGTGAAGATTACCTTGGCAAGGGGGGTAGCCCGGACCGCGCGCTTGCCGTCGCGATCTGGAATAGCCCATGCGCCGCGTGCTGCGAATTCCAGGTTTGGACGCGCGAAGAATCCCCCAGCGCTGCGCAAGACAGCGCCAACCCGGAGCAAGCCGATGTAGCCCGCAGCGCGGAGCGCGCCAGCAGCGCCGTGGAAATCGGCGCAACCAATTCGCCCGAACGGGCAAACCGCATCATGAGTATGACGCCGCTCCAGCCGCGCGAGGCGAACGGCCTCAAGGGCTTCGGCTTCACCGTCACATTCGATGATCCCAATTCGTCCGCTCCGACCTCCTCCCCGGAAAAGACGGATAAGGCCGGAGCGGCGGTAACTCCTCCCGCTTCCGCTCCGGCCGCCAAATTCAAGACGTTGAGCAAGGCCGATCAAATCAGGCTGCTCCGTCCGAACTGCAAGCATGCTGACGATCTCGCGAAGTGTGGTGGCAACGGCCGCCGCCATTGCCGTGACTGCATGAAGGATGTGGCCGTGGAGGTGGCGGAGTGAGCACATTCGTCATCACCTGCACGGCCGATGGAACGTGGATGGCCCGTGATGCGCGATCCGGTGCATTTGCCACCGGTGCGACACGGGCTGATGCGGAAGCCGAACTGCGGCGCCTGATCGCAGCGAAGGAGGCAGCATGACCATTGCTGCCGCCATCCTCTCATTCCTGGCGGGGATAGCCGCAGAGCGGGCCTTGGCGCGCTATCGCGTCTCGAAGCGTGAGGCTGCGTTGCGCGAGTTGCAGATGCAGTTGTCGAGCCCGCTCGACTTCGCCCTTTGTGACCGGGCGAACTGTTGGCAGGCGGTGCGCTGATGTCGGCATCTCGGCGAACGGACAATTTTGGTTCGCCGGCCGAAGCCGGCGCTCTTCACCGAACAACTCCATCTGGACCGGACGCTGTGCTTGGCGGCTATGAGTTCGATCCATTCGACATTCCCTTCCTTCCTCTGTGGCCGGCAGAGCCGGCGCCTCATCAGCGGTTCGAAAGTAACCGCATGGGGCAATGCAATGGAACGAAAAGTCTTTTCCAAATCCGGCAACAGTTTTGTCGAGGATGAAATGAGTACCGAAGCGTTGAGTGAAGCACGTACCTTCCTTGAAGCACTTCACAACGAAGAGTTTCGGGGCAGGAAGGATACCGACGGGGCGGCGCGTTATCGCCTCGCCAACAGGTTGGGCATCAAGGAAAACTACCTCTTCCGTCTCCAATACCGCGCGGCAGAGATGAAGGACGTCGCTGGCGAAGTCTATCGCCGGCTCAAGCTCGCTCACGACCAAATCTGTGAGCGTAACGAGGCCGCCGCCGACCGTCACAAGGCCGAGCGGATGAAACTAAAGGCGGAACGACATGCGGTTGCTGAACGGACTGCGAAAGCGGGCGGCACAACGAACGATGCTCGAAATTGAACGGACGATACGCAAGCCATGGAGGTGCCTCGCCTACGCGGCGATTGGAACGGCCGCTGCGATCCTGATCTCGGTTTGGGCGTGGGACGCCAGCGGGACGGACATGATGAACGAACGGCAGTCAACCCAGCGCGCCAGGGCGTGGTGAACAGAAGGGATGTTTGAAATGGCGAAGACCAAAGAACGCACGACCAACCTAGGCGATACCTACGATCCCTACACCTCGCGCGGCCCGACGGCGACACAGAAATCGACCCATCCGGCCAACGAAATCAACGAGGCGGACCGCAAGGTCCTCTTCTTCATCAACCGCAAGGACTACCTGGAGGCGCAGGCAGCGCAGAAGGCCGCCAACGCCCGCATGAAGCAGGTCGGAAAGGTCATCAAGGCCGACCTCGGCGAATACGGGCTCGACCAGATCAAGGCCTACGAGAGGGCCCAGACGCCGGAGGGCCAGGCCAAGATCAAGGCCAAGCAGGAAGCCGAGCTTCAGGCGCTGCGTTTCGCCGGCATGCCGGTCAACACCCAACTCGACATCTTCACCGATCGCGCCCCGCTCGATGAGCGAGCCTATCGCGACGGCGAGGAAGCCGGCCTTCGCGGCGATACACTGTCGAATCCCTACAACGAGGCATCCGTCGAGGGGCAGGCATACGCCTGCGGTTGGCATGACGGGCAGGGCGCTTTGCTCGCCGGCATCAAGAAGAAGGAGATGGCCACTGCTGATGAGCGGATCGCCGGCGCCGACAGCGACGATGATCCGTTCGGTGACGACGAAGTACTCGAGGCGGCGGAGTGAAGTCCATGATCAAGGTAGACGCGAATCTGTTCCGCCTGGCCTATGGCGCCGTCTCCACAGAAGAGACGCGCTACTATCTCAACGGCGTCCACATCGAGCCGCATCCAACCGTCGGCGCGCTGCTCGTCTCAACGGACGGTCATCGAGCGATCGTGGCCTATGACCCTGACGGCGTTTGCGACCAGCACGTCATTGTGAAATTACCGGGCGCGGCGCTCGCGCAGTGCAAGCCTGACCGTCATGACAGCGAAGCGAGGCGTCTGGTCGTCGACGCCGAGGCCAACACTGCGACGCTCGAACTTGCCGGTAAGGCAATCCTAGTCAGCCACGAGGTGTTGATTGACGGAAGCTTCCCGGATTGGCGCCGCGTAGTTCCAAAGGAGATGAAGGCGGGGAAGGCGGCACCAACGACTTTTGCCGCGAACTTTCTGAGCGATTGGGGGAAGCTCGGGACCGATATCAAGAAAACAGTTCCGGGTGCGTCCGGCATTGTTCGGTTCGATCTTTCCGACGGTGCGTCGCCAGCCATCATCCGCTTCGGCACGCCGAACGTCTTTGCGATCCTCATGCCAGTGCGCGGCACTATCAAGGACTTCCTCCCGCCATTCATGGGTGCCGGGTCTGAGACCCAGGAGCAGGCGGCCTAGACATGCTCATCCTCGGCCTCGACATCGCGACGACGACCGGCTTCGCCTGGTACGAGCCCGGGTCGTCGCTGTCCTCGATCAAGACCGGCCTCATCAAGGCGGTCGGCGACAATGCCGAGGACAAGGCGGCATCGCTCGGCACTCAGATGGTGGCCATGTTCAAAGCCGGGCGCCCCGATTTCGTGGCGATCGAGCAGCCCATGCGCAACGTCGTGTCCTTCAAGAAGAAACGGCAGGACTTCGGCGGTGAGGTTGAGGAACAGACCATCAATCCGAACGCGCTCCAGCTCTCCAGTCTTGCCGGCGCGGCCATTGCCATCATCGCGGCCTATCGCATCCCCTGGGAGTGCATCGCCTCATCGACCTGGCGAAAGCACTTCCTCGGCATGGGCCGCTCTCCTGGCTTCGATCGTGCCATGTGGAAGCGGGCCGCTATCGAGCGATGCAGGGTTCTGAAGATCGACGTGAAGAATGCTGATGCGGCCGAAGCCGTCGGCATAGCGATGGCTGGCGAGGCTTGTCAGCGGTTCAAGATGGCGAGGGCGGCGTGAGAGTTCTCGACCTTTTCAGCGCGGCCGCTGGTGGCTGGTCTCTCGGCCTCCACAGGGCCGGATTTCAAACAGTCGCTGCATGTGAGTTCGTCGATTGGCGCCGTGCACTCTATTCCATGAATAACCCGGGCGTGGTGCTCTACGATGACGTTCGAACCCTCACGGCAGATCGAATTATTTCCGATTTCGGATATTTCCCCGACACAGTCGTCGGAAGCCCACCCTGCCAAGACATTTCCAGCGCCAACACCAAAGGCAAAGGCGTCGAAGGCGAGCGCAGCGGCCTCTTCTTCGAAGCAGTCCGAATTATCGGAGAAGGACGCCCTCGTTGGTTCGCTCTTGAGAACAGCTCTAATCTCCGAACTCGAGGAGCTGACGCAGTGCTCGCTGCGCTGGAAGCACTCGGCTACACCTGCTGGCCGGTCGTGGTTCGTGCTGGGCATGGACGAGGGGGGGCAGGCATCGGCGCAAACCATGAGCGGCCACGTTCGTGGCTCATCGGGTGCGATGTGGAGCAGCTTACCAACGCCGACGGCTACTCGATACGGCTCGCAGAGTTACCCAAGCGATCCGTCGCGGAAGAGACCATCGCTAGACACGTTGCTTGCCACCCCTATGGCGGCGGACGGCCAGAGGAATGGAGCCGGCGGCGGTGCGGGCAGTACCTATCCGATGCGAATGATCCTGACAGGCAAGGATCAGGCGCTGCTTGCAACGCCTCGGAAGACGGATGCGGATCGGGGTGGGCGCGTGGATGTGCTCTCCCAACTCAGAGGCTACCCGAGCAGGCATGCAGGAATGCTTCCGACGCCGGTCAAGAACGACGGGAAGTTGGAACCGTGGTCGGAAGCGTACGCGCGCCGGCGATCTCCGAAACTGGATGCGATGATGGACAAAGCCATGACGGATGTCGGTCAGATGCCGACGCCGCGAGCATCGGATATGAAGGCGGGCGGCCATGGCGACACAGGCAGAATGGGTACGGTAAAGCACCAATTGCAACAAGCTCTCCTGCCAACGCCGCTGAAGAGGGACATGATGGGCGGCCCCCGCTACGACCCGGACGGGAAACGCGGGATCAGTATGCGAGAGATCATGTCTCCGAAGGCGTTGGATTCGTGGGAGGCGCAAGCACTGGAAACGCTACCCACGCCGACGAAACGGGACAAAAGGCTGGACTCCTGGAGTCCAGCCTACGACCGACGGAAGAGCCCGACGATGGACGCGGTACTCGACGGTGCGATGACGGATCGAGCGTCATCGAAATGGGCGGGGGCGAGGGCTTTGGCGACGTTGTTACAGAGCCATGGGCTGACTGGAACGGCGGCCTTGCCCATCACCTACGGCTGGATGATGGGCTATCCGCCTGGGTGGCTCAGTCGCGCATTGCAGTTGGCGGTCCGCGAGGGACTTCTGCAGCATCCCTCATCGTCGAAGCGTTCGGCGACGCAGTCCTCCCGCAAATACCGGAAGCCATAGGCCGAGCGATTCTCCGTACTGAGGCGGCACTCTCTCACATTTATTGCCGGAGGTCCGCATGAACGCGCACGACCGCAATTTCCGCCCGGCACTGCCTGACGCGATTGAACTGGAATGCGCGCTGCTCGGGGCCATCCTGCATTCCAATGACACATACTGGCGGGTGGCAGGCTTCCTGAAGCCCAACCATTTCCATGAGAAGCTCCACGGCGACCTTTACGAGGTCATGGGCACCATGATCGCAGAAGGGCGCCCGGCCAATCCGATCACGATGAAGCCCTACATCCCGGCTGACCAGATGGTCGGTGAGGTGACGATGTTCGCCTACGTCATCCGCCTGTTCTCGGAGGCAACGGGGACATCTGGCGCCTATGACTATGCGCGCGGCATCATCGAAATGTGGGCGCGTCATCAGCTGATCGCCGCTGCCCAAGATCTCGAAGCACTGGCCCGCAACATGCCGGTCGACATGACGCCTGAGAAGATCATTGGCAGTGCGGCGGATGAACTGACGCGCATTGCCAGAGAAGGGAACGAGCGAGCCGCATCGGCTCAGTATGGGGTCATCCTGCCCAATGCGGTTACCAAGGCAGCCAAGTCCAGCGGCGACGCATCGGCGCGCATTCCATGGTTCCTGCCAGAGATCACGTCGGCGCTCGGCGACATTCGCCGCGGCAACCTCATTGGGCTCATGTCGGACAGCGGCGGCGGTAAGACCTCCTTCAGCCTCCAGCAGTGCCGGTACGCGGCGTCCAAGGGCTTCAAGAGCGCGTTCTTCTCGATCGAGGTGACAGACGAGGAAGCCGCTCTCCAGGCGGCCGCACAGCAGGCGCATATCTCTCTTGGCCGGATCGATGCCTACACCCTCAACAGCAAGGAGAGCGGCGATCTTGAAAGGGAGATGATCACCTCGGCTGATCTGCCTTTCTACATCGTCGGCTTTGGCGAGTGCACGCTCTCGGATATCCGCATCAAGGCCGAAGCGATGGTAAAGAGCCAGGGGCTGGATCTGATCATCATCGACCATGCCAAGATGATCACCCTACCCAATCCCAAAGACATGTTCGCCGAGCGGGTGAACGCGCTCTACCGTGGTCTGAAGGCGCTGGCCAAGACGCTCAATGTTGCCGTCGTCATCCTCATCCAGCGCAACGACGACTGGAAGCGCCGATGGCAGTCCAGCGGGGCGTCCACGGCCTTCAGGCCGGTCATGGGCGATGCCTACGGCGGTGGCTCGATCAAGCAGTCACTGGATGTCTGGTTTTCGCTCTATCGGCCGGAGCCGCTGTTTCGCGAGATGATCCCCACGATGCCGCCGGAGCGGGTCAAGGATGGGGATCTCACCAAGAAGCAGATCATGATCCAGAAAATGGACGAGTCGCGCGGCAAAGCGGCGATCATCAACCACAAGCGCAGGCGAGGGGAGCCAGGGCGCTCTCCCCAAATTCGGTTCGAAGCCGAATACACGATGTTCGCCTCGCTTATCGAGGACGAGCCGCCGGCACTGGAGGGCTTCTTCGAATGAGCAAGCAACCCACCGGCCTTCATTGCCCGTCATGCGGCAAGCGGCAACTCAAGACCACGGATAGCCGGCCAACCCGAGGCGGCATCCGTCGGCGCAAGAAGTGCAACCTGTGCGGCTTCCGGTTTTCGACCGTGGAGACAATCGCCAAGATCAGGAATGGGACCAAGGCATGAGCGCCGATTTCCTGCCCGAATTCCGCACAGTTCCCATGCCTGGCGGCGGCTATCGCGGATGCTATCGCCTGTTTGTCGGCAAGCCCTTCCGCCTGATCCCCGGTGAGGCCAACGAGACAGCCGGGCAAGCCCTGACCGCTGCGCGCGAGTATGTGCGGGCCAAGCTCAACCCACCGATCCGGGCTGAACAGGCACCGGTGGATGCTGACCCATTCGGCATTGCCGCCTGGCAAGAGGAAAGGGCCGGCAAGGGCGCGGAACTTCAGGAGGCTACCCTGGGCGCCGTCATCATCAAGGGAAGGGCGATCACGGTCGAGCGGAGGCGGTTGGCATGAGCGACATAGAACGCCGTCACGCGGCTGTATGGGGCGCCATAGAGGCCATCGCAGAGCGCAAGGGGATATCCGTCTCACGGCTCGCGGTTCTAGCGGGGCATGATGCCACGGCCATGAACAAGTCCAAGAGGGTACAGCGCGGCACGCTCCGCTGGCCATCAACGCACCTGATTGCATGCATTACCGACGTGGCCGGCATCTCGTTTGCGAGGTTCGGTCGGCTGGTCGATCAGCAGATGAGGCAGCAGGCTTGAAGCAGCACGCTTGCGACATATGGAAGGTTGCCCGCGAATGCGGTGTGATCCTGCGCGAGGGTTTCGAGCATAGCCCCACCAGCAGGAAGCCGCGGGAGTGCTTCTGCAAGCCGACCCTGCGCGAGATCGGCCAGGAGCATGGCGAAGACCATCTGCGGCTTGTCCTGATGCTGATGACCGGCACCAAGAAGAATTCAGCCGAGCTCTACGCCGACATGATCAAGGCGGTATCATCAGTGCTGGTGCGCAAGGTGGATCTGCTGCGCCGGCCAACTCTGGTTGATGACTTCAACGCGATCGACCTTGGCGACCTTCGCCGCAAAGCGCGGGAGATGAATTGCCCGGTGGCGACAACCGATGTCCTGCGCGTGCTGTTGTCGCTCCGGTTCTTCGAACCACTGCAAGGCGATCTTCTCGAATGGATGCGGAGGGCAGCTTGACCTATCAGGCGTGGACGGCAAAGGCAGTTGAGGGAAGGGTGCTCGAGGCGGCTGAAACGCTGATGCTCCTGCCCAATGTGAAAGGGCCGCAACCCTATGGCTCGGCGATGCCGACGCCGGTCAAGGAGTGGGAGGCTTACGGCTCGGAGCCATCGCGGTACAAAAGCCGGCCCAGCCGCGATGCGATCGACCGCATGCCGGAAACCTGGTCATGGATAAACGCTCTTTCCAGCCAGGATGATCGTGTGCTTCTCTACGCGTGGGCGTGGGTGAAAACCCGGCGCGGGCGAACCATCAACGACTTTGCCAGCCGCGAAGGCATGAATAACCGAACTTTGCGGCGCCAGATTTCCCGTATTTGTCAAGACATTGCGAACAGTCTGAACCGAATGCGCCATGTTCGGTTGACGGCGGCGGTCGACACCGTGTCCGAAATCACGGTAGAAGCAGACCCAGAACAAATATCTTCGGTGAAGTACGCCAATCACTGGCGAGCCGAGGATGCCAAGCCCCGGCACCTCCCTGAACTGCTAGATCAAAGGACACCCGCGTCGCGGGCGGGGTGATTATTTTCGTGGCGGCCGGTCGCGTCTGTCTTTGCCCGGCTTCTTCTCACCGGACGGCGACAGCAACCGCCTGCCGGCTCCCCCGCATTCCGGGCATGCTCGCCCGCTGGGATGGACATAGCCTTTCCCTCCGCAGGTATCGCATATGACTGAGGTGCCAATGTCGACAGGCACTTCCCTAGATGATTCAGTCATCGAAGGGTGACCAGCTCGTATCAGCTGTCGTCGATCGGCTTGCGTATTCAGAGCAGCCTAGGTCCATTTTCTTTTCGCAGGCGAGGCATTCGAAGCGTTTCCTACCTCCGTACTTTCCGTCATATTGAAGGATTGACAGTTTTCGTTCACGGAAGCAGTTCGGGCATACGATGTGGGGTGGGGCTCCCTCCAGCATCCCCGGTTTCGCTTCATAGGCATAGGTTTGGCAGCCAAAGTCCCTGAGTGCGTAATATCCATGCTTTTCTCCCGTCACAGCACCAAAGGTTGGGTGTGTATCTCTATTTCTCTCTACGGCGCGGTCTTCTTAAGAGCGGTCAAACGTGCGACCAATGACGTGTACTGGTAAACAGCCTTGAGCAGCTCTTTTGCCAATTCGATAGCGATCGCCGATTCTTCCTTGCCAATTTTGTCGTAGTCTTTCGCCTCAACGTGCGCCGCGTCGTTTCCAAGAACGCGGAGCTCGTCAGCGGCGTTCAAAAGTTCTGCTGGAACCACGGCGACAGCGCTTAGCGCCAAGATCCGAGCCTTAAGGTTTGCCCCAGTAGCCTTCTTGTCGTCGCACAATTCTTCCAGAGTACGGCGAACCATGAGCGCAGAAGCACGATAGCTTTCTACCGCATGGCATTTAATGCCGCGTCACCATTGTGACCGTTCCGATCGCAGGTAGTCGCCAATGTCACTGACCGACAAGCAGCAGCGCTTCGTCGCGGAATACCTCGTCGATCTGAATGCTACCCAGGCAGCGATACGCGCGGGGTACAGCGAGAAGACGGCTCGGCAGGTAGGATCCGAAAACCTGTCAAAACCTGACATTGCCGACGCCATTGCGAAACGGCAGGCAAAGGTTGCCAAAAAGGTCGAGGTGACGGTCGAGAGCCTTGCGACCGAGCTGGAAGAGGCCCGCGCACTCGCGCTTATCGAGAAGCAGACCAGTGCCGCCGTCTCTGCCACGATGGGCAAGGCGAAACTGTTCGGGCTCGGTGTCGAGAACCGAAAGCTCAGCGGCACTATCCAAGTGGTTACCATCACCCCGCAACATCTGGACAAGCTGACAGACGATGAACTTGCACGTCTCGAAGCAGCCTATCCCGTTCTCCAAAAGCTCGGGCTTGTCGGAGGCGATACAGGCGCAGCGGCAGAAGCGGGAGGTTGAAACCCAGGCCGGCGGCTGGAAGCTTGAGCGCGAGAAGTGCGCCGCCGATATCCTCTATTGGTTCGACAAGTGGGTATACACCTACGATCCTCGCCTTGTCGGGCAGAAGAATTCGGATGGGAGCCGCAAGAGCCCGTATGTCCAGTTCAAGCTATGGCCGAAGCAGCGTGAGGTCATCCTGTGGCTGCGCGATCGGCTAGATGCACTTGAAGAAGGGTTGATCGAAAAGAGCCGCGACACTGGCGCCACCTATCTGACAGCCGGTTTCGCGCTCCACGAATGGCTGTTCTCACCGGGGTTCAAGGCGACGTTCGGTAGCCGCAAGGTCGATTACGTCGACAAGAAGGATAACCCCGACAGCATTTTTGCCAAGCTGCGCATCATGTTATCGCGCCTCCCAGTCGAGATGCTGCCTGAAGGCTTCGCCTGGGCGCAGCACGACAATTACATGCGCCTGGTCAACCCTGCTACCGGATCGGTGATCTCTGGCGAGGGCGGTGAGGACATGGGGCGCGGTGGTCGGTCGTCGCTCTATGTGGTCGACGAAGCGGCATTCGTGCCAAATGCTGAGACCGTCGAAAAGGCTCTGTCCGGCAACACCGATTGCGTGATCTGGGTCTCATCGGTCAATGGCATGGGCAACCTATTTGCCCGCAAGCGCCACTCGATCATGAAGCCGAATCAAATCTGCCGGCTGCACTGGCGAGATGACCCGCGCAAGACTGAGGAATGGGCAGAAGGCAAGAAGGCCAGCTTTTCGGACCCGACAACCTGGGCCAGCGAATACGACATCGACTATTCGGCCTCTGTCGAGGGCATCTGCATCCCGGCGCTGTGGGTTGAGAGCGCGAAACGGCTACAAGCGCTGGAGCCAAGGCTTATGGCGTCGAACGCGGGGGTGGTTGGCCTCGACGTTGGCGCAGGCAAAGCCAAGTCGGTTGCCGTGCCTCGCAAGGGGCCAGTGGTTGAGCGGCCGCAAAGCCGCGGAGACCCCGACACGACCGGGACGGCCCATTGGGGTCTCCAGATTGCCAGGGAGGCCGGCTGCGACCGATTGAATTTCGATGCCCCCGGTGTTGGCGCTGGTGTGTCCTCGACGCTGATGAATAACCCCGTGGCGGGGCTGCAGGTCAACGCCATCAATACCGGACTGCCGCCTTCCGACAAGCTCTGGCCGGACGGCCGAACGTCTGAAGAGATGTTCGGGAACATGAAGGCCGAGATCTGGTGGCTATGCCGCACCGCGCTCCAGCGCACACACGAATACGTGCTGTGGCTTGAAGGTAAGGAAAACGGCCGCGAGCACCCGTTGACTGATCTATTGGCGCTCCCAAGCGGCGATAAGGACAGCGACGCGCTGTGCCTGCAGTTGTCCCTCGTCAAATGGGGCCGAAATGACAAGGGCAAAATCGTGATCGAAAAGAAGGAAGCCCTGCAGCGCCGGGGCATATCCAGCCCTGACCATGCTGACGGACTGATGCTTACGTTCGCTGAGCCCAAGGCAGGGTTCGTCTACGGCATGCTCGGAGTGGTGGCGTGAAAGTTCTGGACACCCTCAAAAGCCTCGTCACCGGGCTCGGCACGGCCAAGGACAAGACCACAAGCCAGACATTCGACATGCGGGTCCTCACCGATGTCGAACTGAACGCGATGCACCGGTCGGATTGGTTGTCGCGCAAGATCGTCGACATCATCCCGAACGACATGACGCGGGAATGGCGTGACTGGCAGGCCGAGGCCGCCCAGATCGAGGCCATTGAAGCGCTGGAGAAGGCGCCGCTGATCAATCTGCAGGTGAAGGTCACCCAGGCCATGCAGAAGGCCCGCCTGCTTGGCGGAGCCGCGATCTACCTGGGCATGAAGGACAAGGCGCCAGATCAGCCGCTCGATGTCGCGCGCGTTCAGAAGGGCGATCTTCTGTACCTGCATGTTCTCACCCGGGCGGATGTCACTTTCGGTGAAATCGATTGGGACGTCGCCAGTGAGTTCTACGGCCAGCCGTCCTGGTACGAGATGGCCAGTGCAGTTGGCCAGCCAACTGTCAGGGTTCATCCGTCGCGCCTGGTCCGCTTTGTCGGTGCAGAGATCCTGGATACGCGAGCCCAGACCCGGATCGGCTGGGGCGATTCCGTGCTTCAGATCGTCTATGACGCAGTGCAGAATGCCGGGTCTTCGCAGGCGCACATTGCTGCGCTGATCCCGGAGGCCAAGGCGGATGTGATCTACATCCCGCGCCTGTCCGAGTTCCTGCGCAACCCGACCACGACGCAGCAGCTTACCGAACGCTTCGCTTACGCCAACACCATCAAGAGCATGTTCAACATGGTGCTGCTTGAGGGCACCGGTGGGACTGGACCGAACGACGGCGGCGAGCGCTGGGAGCAGAAGCAGATCAGCTTCGCCCAGATGCCGGAGATGATCGCGCAGTTCTTGCAGATCGCATCGGGTGCGGCCGATATCCCGGTAACCAGGCTGATTGGACAGTCGCCCAAGGGCTGAATGCCACCGGCGACAGCGATATCCGGAACTACTACGACAACATCGCGGCGAGGCAGAGGACAGAGCTTCAGCCGGCCTTGTACCGCCTGGATGAGGTGATCATCCGCTCGGCCCTGGGCTCACGCGACCCCGGCATCCATTACACGTGGGCGCCGCTATGGGGCATGTCCGAAACCGAGAAGGCTACGGTGTTCAAGACCAAGGCCGACGCGGCGAGGGCATTGGCCGGCGGGACCGGGCAACAGCCGCTGATCCCGATTGATGCGCTGTCCGAAGCTCTGGTCAATGCGCTGGTCGAGGATGGCTCGCTGCCCGGGTTGGAAGCGGCGATCGAGGAGTTCGGCTCGCTTGGTGAGCAGGAGCCTGATGGGGCGGAAACCGCCACTGCTGTCACGCCATCTGCAAAGAATGAGCAGACCACCACGAAGGACGCTGAACCACGCTCGCTCTATGTGCGCCGGGATGTCGTAAACGCCTCTGAGATCAAGGCATGGGCCGAAGGGCAAGGCATCAAGGATATTGTGCCCGACCTGCATGTCACCGTCGTTTACAGCCGAACGCCAATCGACTGGATCAAGGCCGGCAATGCGGCCGAGTGGGGCGGCGAGAAGAACGGCTATCTGCTGATCGCTCCCGGCGGCCCGCGTGTTGTCGAGCCGCTCGGCAACATGACAGCCGTGCTGATGTTCGCGTCATCGCAGCTTTGCTGGCGGCATGAGGACATCGTGAGGGCTGGTGCCTCGCATGATTTCGAGGACTACCAGCCGCACATCAGCCTAACGAAGGCGCCGGTCGATCTGGTCAGCATCGAGCCGTATCGCGGCAAGATCATACTCGGACCGGAAGTGTTCGAGGAAGTGAAGCAGGACTGATCCCATGCAATTCACCGACGCTGTAACCGTCGCGGGAACGCGTCGGACCAATGACGGCTACCTTGTTGCCCAGGCGCGCGCCGTGCGCACCGGCATCCAGCTTTACGCCGGCCATGAGGTCGGGAAGCCTGCCCAGGATGTCGTCAGGGTCTATCGCGCCCCGGATCAGGTCTTTGCACCCGATAGCCTCCAGTCGTTCAGTCATGCGCCGATCACGGTCGATCATCCCGACGAAGAGGTGACGGCCGAGAACTGGAAATCCCTGTCAGTCGGAGAGGTGAGCACCGCTGCAAAGCAGGATGGCCAGTGGGTCATGCTTCCGCTGATCGTCAAGGACGCCGCCGCAATCAAATCAGTGGTCGATGGCAAGCGGGAACTCTCTGCTGGCTACACCTGTGAACTCGACTTCACTCCGGGCGTCACCGCCGACGGCGAGGCATTCGACGCACAGCAGCGCGGCATCAAGATCAACCACCTGGCGCTCGTCGATCGGGCGCGGGCCGGTTCCAAGGCTCGTATCGGCGACGATGCGGGGAAGTGGGGCGCCGCCCCGATATCAACCACCGACAAGGAGACGCTCACCATGAGTGACGCACTTCGTACTGTGGTCGTGGACGGACTGTCGGTGCAGACCACCGATCAGGGCGCCCAGGCCATTTCCAAGCTGCTGAAGGATCTCGAATCCTCGGCGGCCAAGCTCGTTGATGCCGAAGCCAAGCATCAGGCAGCACTCGCCGCCAAGGATGCTGACCTCGCCAAGGCTCACGCCGAACGTGACGCGGCCAATGCCAAAGTGCTTTCGGATGCCGATCTCGACAAGCGCGTCGCAGCCCGCGCCGACCTGATCACCAAGGCCAAGGCCATCGCCAAGGACGTCAAGACCGACGGCCTGAGCGATGCCGCTATCCGCAAGGCTGCTGTCACCGCCGTTCTCGGCGACGCCGCGGTGAAGGACAAGGCCGACGCCTATATCGACGCCCGCTTCGATATCCTCGTTGAGGATGTAGCGAAGAAGGCCGGCGCCGATCCGTTCCGCACCGTTGTCGCCGGCGGCATCCAGACCAGCGACGCCACCAGCACCGTTGCCACCGCCCACAAGGCCATGACCGACCACCTTTCGTCGGCCTGGCAGATGAAGAAGGAGGCCTGATCCATGCCGGCAGTTCAGACTACCTATAACGCCCAGCACGCGCGCTGGATCGAGGGCATGGTCCTCGACATGGAGCCGTCCGTCGTGGTGTCCCGCGTCGTCGAAGGCGCGGCCGGCATTGGCTTTGGCAAGGTCGCCGTGCAGGGCACGGCCGACAATCAGGCCAAGGCCTCGGCGGCTTCGCTCCCGTTCACGGGAATTGCTGTCCTCGACGAGACCCAGCCCAACGCCAAGTACGATCAGTACTCGACGGGAGCTTTCATGAAGAAGGGCCTCATCGTCGCGCAGGCGTCGGTCGCGGTTGCCATCGGCGATCCTGTGTACTTCGTCCCGGCGACGGGCGTGCTCACCAACGTCTCGACGTCCAACACCCTCATCGCAGGCGCTCAGTGGGACACCAGCACTTCCGGTGCCGGCCTCGCTGCTCTGCGTCTCGGCTAACCAGGAGCGATCTCAATGAACGCACACATCATGCAGGACGCTCAGCAGGTTGCGATGAGCTTCCTTATCCGCCAGGCGGCACTCATCGAGCCGACCGTCTACCAGATGCGCTATCAGGACATCCAGTATGCGAACCTGATCCCGGTCGACACGTCGGCGCCTGAATGGATCCAGTCCGTCACCTACTTCTCTATGGACTCGGTCGGCCAGGCGCAGTGGTTCAACGGTAATGCGCACGACGTGCCTAAGGTCGAACTGACCCGCGAGAAGTTCGAAACGACCGTCTCCATGGCGGCGATCGGCTACGGCTACAATCTGGAGGAATTGGGCACCGCCCAACTGCTGGGCATGAATCTGTCGTCGGACAAAGCCAGTTCGGCGCGTCGCATCGCAGAGGAGAAGATCGATAGCGTTGCCTTCGTTGGTGATTCCGCCAAGGGCTTCTCCGGGCTGGTCAACGCCTCGACGCCGACGGCCAGCCAGGCCCCGGCTGATGGTACCGGCTCCGCTCGTACCTTCGCTTCGAAGACGGCCGATCAGGTGTTGCGTGACATCAACACGCAGATCACCGGCATCGCGGTCGACACGCTTGGCAACGAACTCGCCGACACGATCATCTTGCCGTACACGATCATGCTGGACCTTTCCCAGCGCCGCATCGACACGGTGAACCAGACCACGATCCTTGAATGGGTGATGCAGAAGAACGTCTACACCCTGACGACGGGTGCCCCGCTCACAGTTCGCGGTCTGTTTGGGTACCTAGATGCGGCGGGTACCGGCTCGTCCAAGCGTATGATCGCGTACCGGCGTTCCCCGGAGGTGCTGAAGATGCACATTCCGATGCCGTTCCGCTTCCTGCCGCCTTGGCAGACCGGGCCAATCAAGTTCGATGTCCCCGGCATCTTCCGCGTCGGCGGCGTTGATATCCGCCGGCCCAAGGCCGTGCGCTATCTCGACGGGATTTAAGGAGGCGATGATGAAGATCACCAACGTTACCCAAGGACCGCGAGGCATCCACACCGAGGCCGGGTTGCAGATTATCCCGGTCGGCGGGTCGATCGAAGCCGAGGTGTCAGCGGTGGAACTGAAGGGTGCCAAAGCGACCGGTTGGTTCAACATCGCTGGCGGTAGGGCCGAGAAGCCCCATGACCCAGGTGAGCCCAAGACCGCCGCCGAAGTTCTGGCCTTGGCCGAGGGCAACTTCATGGCCTTCAAGTCGGCGGCTTCCAAGCTGCTCGGCGATACGATCCCGGAGAAGAAGGCCGAGATCATTGCCGCGCTGATGGAACTGGCAACGAATCCGGAGTAACGAAGTATGGCCGGCTACGGAACGGACGTCGATCTCAAGGCGTATTGGGACGCGGCCGGCTATTCCTATGCGCCCGATGCCTCTTTTGACGCGCTGCGCCAGAAGGGCAGCATATACATCGACGGCACCTATGGCATGCGCTTTCCAGGCCAGCCCACGGGCGGCATCGAGCAGGACCGGGCATTTCCACGCACCGGCGCCAGTGTCTACGGAACGGCTTTGGCCAGCGACGTCATCCCCACCAGGGTTGAGCAGGCCTCATACGAGGCTGCCTATATCGAGTACAAAAAGCCCGGATCACTGTCGGTTTCAATCGACCCGTCCAAGAGGGTGAGGCGGCAGAAGGTCGAGGGGATCGAACGCGAGTTCTTCGAACCCAGCGCCCCTGATTTCTGGGCGCCGAATGCGCCTCTCTCAACCCTCATCGAGGGGTTGCTTGCTCCACTCATCGGGCCAGCCATTCCGCTCCCGGCCGTGCTGGTGGTGTGACATGGGTTTCTACGACGAGATGGCCGAGATGGTCAGCGAAATGCTCCAGCCCGAGGAGAAAGACGGGCTAGGGCAGGGAACGGTCCAGCTAAAGCGCACCACGACCGCCGAGCCCGACCCGGCCACACCGTGGATACCAGGCGAGGAAACGACCGCGACCTATCCGCTCGACGCCGCCGTGAAGCGCGTCGACCAGCGTTACGAAAACGGCGTCTTGATCATCGCGACCGGCGACATCGTGACATTCGCGGTGCCGGCGATCGTCCCTGCAATGTCGGACACGATCATCATCGACGGCGTGGAGCGGGTCATCACCAGTTTAAGGCCCACGCCAGCCGCGGGGACAGTGGTTGCGTGGAAAGCGTTTTGCGCGTTCTAGGCTAGATCGGGCGCTTCGCCGAACTTTCTCTTGAGTTTCGCAATCGCCATCGCGTCGTCCACCTCCCATGTAATCTCACGGGTATGATCGACTTTCGAATAGATTGACGAAAGAAAGTCGCCCACTTTGACCGTCTGAACTGCATCCAACGGACGAGGGCGATCGGTTCGGTTAAAATCTGTCTTTTCAGTCCCGGTGACCCATCCTGCCGGCGTGAGGTGGTACTCAGTCCATTCGTTGCTTGCTGACATTGAAATCTCCCAAACCGATTGCCACCGGGCAGAGATAGGTGGCCGATCTACCTCCGTCCACTTCCCTGTAACAAACCCAGTGAAACACGATGCTCAAGCGTCTTTCCCCTCGCGAGCGTTTCGAGCAACTGGTCTCGACCTATGATCCGTTGCTGCGCGCGGCATGGATCGAGGCAATTGACGACATCCGGTCCAACATCGTCCTACGCCGCATCGTGGAGCGCCTGGAGCGCGGCGACATCAACGGCGCCATCGCGGCAATGCATCTGGACCCAGCGGCATTCCGACCGTTGGATGAGGCGATCAGGCAGGCGTTCAACGGCGGTGGCATCGCGACGGTCGAGGCAATGCCAGTGCTGCACGATCCCGAGGGCCACCGGATCGTGGTGCGCTGGGATGCGCGAAACATCGGCGCTGAGAACTGGCTACGCGAGCATTCGACAACGCTCGTCACGAATATCGTCGCCGACCAGCAGTCCGCCATTGCCGGCGCGCTGGCTGAAGGACTTGGCCGCGGCGACAACCCGACCAAGACGGCTTTGGATGTCGTCGGGCGCGTCAACCGGGTGACGGGGCAGCGGGAAGGGGGCATTCTCGGTCTCACCAGCCAACAGGCCGGATATGTGGCCAGGGCGCGCGAGGATCTGTTGTCAGGCGATCCGGCGCGGCTGCGGCATTATCTGACGCTCAACCGGCGCGACAAGCGGTTTGATCCGACGGTCAGGAAGGCCATTGCCGAGGGCAAGGCGCTCCCGTCCGACTTGGTGGCGCGGATCACCGGGCGCTATGCCGACGGGCTGTTGAAGTTGCGTGGCGATGTCATTGCCCGTACCGAAACAATGGCCGCGCTCGGACAGTCGCAGGAAGCCGCCTACGAGCAAGCACTTGCGAAAGGTGCCGTGCGTGCGGATCAGATCGAGGGAACGTGGCACACCGCTGGCGACAATCGCGTTCGTGACAGCCACGAAGGCATGAACGGCCAGAAGGTCGGTTGGAAGCAGCCGTTCACCTCACCGTCGGGCGCGATGCTGCTCTATCCCGGCGATACGTCGCTTGGGGCAGGTCCGGAAGAGGTCTGCAACTGCCGCTGCTGGCGGGAACTGAAGATCAACTACTTCGCCGGATTGAGGTGACATGGGCACCTTCGCGGCGACCGTCAGCGAATGGGTCGCTTCTGAGAAGGCGCGGCAAACCGCAGTGTTCCGGGCATCAGTGCAGGAATTCGTAAGCCGGGTGCAGATCACCGTTCCGGCCGGCGGCAACATGCCGATTGATACCGGATTTCTGCGGGCGTCCTTGCAGATGTCGACAGAGGGGCCACCGGTGACGCGAGCCGACGGTGAACCTGTGCCAGGTGGCGTCTATCCTGAAAATGGAGATGTGGCGCTTGTGATCGCCGGGGCAGAGATCGGGCAAGACCTCTATGCTGGATGGTCGGCCGCTTACGCTCGCCGCATGGAATACGGCTTCGTCGGCAAGGACAGCCTTGGCCGTTCCTACAACCAGGCGGGTTTCGGCTTCCTCGCTCTCGCTGCCCAGCAATGGCCGGCGATCGTTGCGGAGCAGTCTGTTGCGGCGCAGTCCTATGTGGAAGGCGGCGGAAAGTGACCATCGAAACCAATATCGAAACGGCGCTGTTCGCTCGCGCCGCCGCGCTTATCCTGTCGCCGGCTTGGCCCGTTGCCTGGCCGAACAATACCTTCACGCCGGTTGTGACCGGATATCTGGCGGTGAACCATCTGCCCAACGGAGCACGGCGTGTGTTCATAGGTTCCGCTGGCCCTCATCATCGGCTTGGACTGCTTCAGGTCTCTGTCTTCGCTCCGCTCAACAAGGGCGCGTCTCCTGCTACGGAAATTGCCGGGAAGGTGGCTGAACACTTTCCCTGCGACATCAAACTGAGAAGCGGCCCGGTCGCTGTTAGAGTAACGCAGGCGCCAGAGATCATGGCGGCCATGCGCAATGACCAATTCTGGCATGTTCCTGTGCGCATTTCTTACGAATGCTGGGCTTAGCCATCTACGCCTAATCGCCCTTGGGCAAGGCAGTTCCGAAAAACCTGAAAGGAGGTCGCCATGAGCGACTTGTTCGCCGTTGCTGGCGCGAAATTCTTCATTGGCGCTGCCATGGCTGCACCGACAGTGGACGTCGTGGCAGCCGACTTCTCAGCTGTAACCTGGCAAGAGGTTGTTGATTGGACGCAGTGCGGTTCGGTTGGCGATACAGCCGCCCTGATCACCACCCAGGTCATCAGCCGCGGTCGAGACGTGAAGCAGAAGGGCACGCGCAACGCAGGGTCGATGCAGAACGTCTTCGCCATCAATTCCAGCGATCCAGGCCAGATTGCCCTTATCGCGGCCGAGAAGACTCGGAGCAACTTCCCATTCCGGATCGACTGGGACGATGCTCCTGCGCCGGTGCCGTTCTCGGCGACCATCACCATTGCAAGCCCCGGCGTGATTACGAAGGTCGCGCATGGGCTGTCTGTCGGGCGGAAGATCAAGTTCTCGACCACCGGCGCGCTTCCTACTGGCCTCACGGTTGGCGTCGAGTATTACGTCAAGGCTGTCCCAGACGCCGACACTTTCACGGTTTCGGCAACGCCAACTGGATCAGCGATCGCCACCACCGGTACTCAGTCCGGCACCCACACGGTCACGCCCACGCCGCTCGGTACGACGAACTACTTTATCGGCCTGGTCATGTCGGCCCAACAGGCCGGTGGCGGCCCGAACACCGTTCGCGCCCTCAACGTCAATGTTGAGATCAACACCAACGTTGTGACCGTCGCTCCGACCGCGTGAGGTAAAGGATGACCAAGAACAAAGCACAGCTCGGCGCCGGCAACGTCGAAATCGAACTGGACGGGGAGACGGTCACGCTGAAGCCGTCTCTGCGGGCAGCTCAGGCTATCTCCAGGCAGAGCGGTGGTATCAGTGCCGCCGTCGCTGCCGTTGGCAGATTTGATTTCGACGCGATCGTATCTGTCGTCACCCTTGGCCTTGGAGCCAGCGACGCGGAAGCCAAGGCGATCCCCGAAAAGATCTTCGTCACGGGCCTTACCGACCTTGTTGGCCCTGTGACCAAGTTCCTCACGATCATTGCCAATGGCGGCCGGCCGATCGACCAGAACGGAGGAGAGGAAGCGGCGGACCCTCTGAAAGGGTAAGCCTCGACCGCTACTATGATGAACTGGCTGAGGTCGCGCTTGGCTGGCTAGGCTGGAGCGAAGAGCAGGCGCTTTGCGCTGACGTGAACGCGATCCTCATCGGCTATGCCGGCAAAGTCGATATGTTCTGCGCTATCGGCTACCTCCAGCGGAGGGATGAGGAGCCAGCCAGGGAAACGCCATTGCCACCAATGACGCCGGCTCTGTTCAGGGCGATGTTTGGGAGGGCGTGAGGAGCCGCCCTCACTTAAGGCCCGCGAAATAGTCGATTTTCCATCTCAGCATAATGTTGCAAATAGCTCGTTGGCAGTCGCTAGGAGGAAAGGCTACGGCACTGGTCCGATCAGCGGCCTTGCCGTCCAGCATGCTGCAAACACTGCACGCTCTATCCGCTGCACTATACGCCAGAGTGGCGTTGGGCAGGGCGCTTAGATCGCTGGCAAGTGTCCTTGCGCGAAAATTGGAGAATGCCGCTCGTAGAAGGGTGTCGTAATGCGCTGCCAGCGGAGATGCCTTCCCCTTGCCAGTGAGTTGGTCGAATGCCTCTCGGGACATGAAAGCATTGGCGCGAATGCCTCCCCGGCATTTTTCGTCACGCGATAGTTGATCGCCGCGTTTCCGATATTTGGTCGCGACCTCTCGCGGGTGGTGCACCTCACACAAAGTAAGAAGTGCAGCGATCAGAGCCGTGAATTCTGGCTTGATATAGCCAAGCGAAGTGACAGCCTCCGCTGCAAACGGCATGAACCTTTCGGTATCTGTTGTCATCCAGCTAAACTTCTAGAAGGTCGTCGGGCTCCTACTGAATAAGGCCGCCACTTTGGTCCATAAGCCCGGAAGCTTGGCAGCGGGCTATGTCGGCGTTTAGTTCGCTTTCGGTGCGGTGATATTCCATCGACTTCTTCATCACCCACAGGCGAAAGTCACCGGATGCCCATTCGCATTCCTGGCGATCTGGCTGCTGAGGCTTGGCCGCCGGTGGCCTAAGATGTCCCCAGAGATAGATGCCGCCGCCAGCGATGATCATCACACACGCGGCGGCTACCAGTCCCTTCAACCAACTGTCCAAATCAGCCTCCCCCAATTCGGCGGGACGCTAGCGCACGTCATGAAAGGGAGCAACCTATGGATATCAACTCTTCATCGGCGGCTTGGGCGGAGGAACCATCGCGTCGTAACGGTTGGCGACTTCTACCAGAGCCGCACCTAAGCGCCTTGCTTGAGCAGTTGAGAGAGCAAACTGGAACGATACCGGACGGGATCCTTGAGCCATACGAAGCCGATCGGCTGGAGTGGCCGGCTCGATAGCATCTATTCGAACACCAAAGCCGTTGCCGTCTAGCGGTACGATATGAAAGTTCTGGGCTAGCGCTAGGTGCAGCATCCCGTTGGGCGTCTTGGCCCATTTGCTCACATCAATCTTGGGCTCTTTCGACATCTTCCCCTCCCTGTAATCCCCAACCGCCAGCCTATCCAATCCGCCGGAGAAATCCATGACCGACGCTGTCCTTGGCTTCGTCATCAAATCAGATCAGGCCAAGCAAGCGGCCGGCGATCTGGAGAAGATGACAGCCGCGTCAAACGCCGCCGAAGCTGCGCAGCAGAAGCTTGCTGGCGCCTCGGTTGGAGCGAATGCCGCGCTCGCCAAGATCGCGGCAGGAGTGGACACGGCGAATGCTGCCCTGGCCAAACTCGTCCAACTGACCGAAACCAATAGCGCCGCAACTGGCAAGCTGGATGTTGCGCGTCAGGCGGTTGTGAAGACAACGGGGCAGGAGGCACGTGCTTCCGAAACCAATACCGCTGCGATCAAGCAGGAAACTGCCGCGACTGATCAGCTTACCGCTGCCCTCCTGCGCCACAATCAGGCCGAGGCCCGGTACATTGCCAGGGATGCGTCACGCCGTGCTTCCGGCCTCGATGTTTGGGGGCGTTCGCGAGATGAGGTTGCGGCGCTGGCCTTGCAGCCGAAGTCGCCGGTGGCGACGGCAATTCCTATGTCAGCGACTGCCCAGGCTGATATCAACCGAGCGAATGCCATCACCAAGTCAGCAGCGGATGGAGCCCTTGCCACGCGGATGCTGACCTCGGAACTGGCTGCTGCTCTTATCCCAGCAAACGCCCTTTCCTTCGCCATATTCTCTCTTGGTAGCGCTGCTGCCGAGTGGGCGAAGGATATGCTCACAGGGGCCAGCCAGACGGAAAAAGCGCTGGAACGGCACAAGCAGTTGATCGATGATATCGCAAAAGCCTATCCGGCTGCTGCGGATGCCGCGAAGAAGTATCAAGATTACGCTGAACGACTGCCAAAATCAGAAGTTGACGCCGGTCTTCGCACGGACACCAAGGATCTGACGAAGCAAAGTGTCTCGGCAGTCCAAAGCCTGGTGGACAACCTTTCCGTTGCGTCGGCATCGAGCGAAGTCTTCGGTGAGGAGGCCGCCAAGAAATTTGGCGATTTGGCCGAAAGGCTGAAATCGGGAGCGATCGAGGCATACGATCTCCGCGACGAAATTGCCAAAATCAGTCTCGACCCGAACCTGATCGGTGTTGCCAAGGAGTTGGTGAAGACACTCTCAGACGGAGCAAAAGAGCTCGCGCGCATTCAGGGAGGCATCGATGCTGCGGAAGCCGCGCGGCGCACATTCATCGGCGGCCCCGAAGATGCGCGTAACGCCGGTGCGGCGAACCGTCGAAAATACGACGTCTCAAATGCCGAAGCACTATACCGCCTTCAGCGCGAGCGAGAGGCCGCCCTTGGTCAGATCGGCGCCCGCTCTCCCGGGGCCTTGGCCGACGCCGCACGGGCCAGAGAGGCGCTTCGCCCTGTCGATGGGGCCGAGAGCCCAGAGGTTCGCAAATTTCGCGAGGAGAGCGCCGCTGCGCTGGCCTACGCACAGGCCCTTCATCAGATCACGCAAGCGCAGGAGCAGCGCATCCGATCGATGCGTCAGAGCCTCGATGCTCAGCAACTAGACATCGATTTGGTAGGCAAGACGGGATCGGAGGCCGCCCGGGCGCGCTATGAGTTCGAGAACCTCGCTCGTGTGCGGGAGATCGCTGCGCAGAACGGAATCAAAGGCGAAGCAGAATTCCAGAAACTATTCGGCGCAGAGGTCGACCTCATCAAGCAGGCGGCGGACGAGGCAGGCCGATACGCTGATGCATTGGCCCGCGCCAAATTTGCAAATGATCTCGCATTTGATCATGACCAGCTTCGTCGCACTACGAATGATGCCGCAATCGCAGCCGCGCAGCGTGGCGCCGGCTTGCCGATCGACATGGATTCGCCTGAGGCGAAAGCCATGCGGGCGAACCTCGAGTTCGGGCAGGCAAAGGACATCGCCAAGGGCTTCCTGGCGACGTTCGAAAGCACGCTGGTCAGCAGCGGTGGCAACATCGGGAAATCACTCGGCGCGGCCATCCTGAGCGCTCTGACTAACTCCATGAACAAGCAATTCGAGGAGTTGTTTGACAAGCTGGCGACGTCATTCGCGAGTTGGATACTTGGGGGATCGTCCTCTGGTGCTGGAGGGCTTGGCTCACTCCTTGGCGGAGGCGCGCTTACTGCTGGTGGCCTGCTATCGGCGAACGACAACTACAGTGCTGGGGCCGTCACGCGTACCGCCCTTGGCTCGCCTGCCACGGGTTCTGGCTCTGCCATGGGGATGGTGGGCAACTATAGGTCCGGCGTCGATGCGCGGCTGACTGACATCCTGTCGACGGCAGCGGAGCGCTTCGGCGGCTACAAGGTCGACGCTTTCTCAGGATTTCGCGCCGGGGATCCGCGTTTTCACGGCAAAGGCCTTGCGACGGACGTCCGTCTTACCGACCTCGCGTCCGGCAAGACACTCGGCAATTATCAAGACCCTTCCACCTTCCGGGCCTACGAGCAGTTCGCCCAGACGGCGCGCCAGGTGCAGTTGGAGAAGTACCCAGAATTGGCGGATCAGTTTCGCTGGGGCGGCTACTTCGGCGGTCCGCGCGGCAAGTACGGCGCCATGGATCAGATGCATTTTGACCTAGGCGGCAAGCGGCTCGGCATGGCCGGCGGTTCGTGGGAGAGTGGGCTCACTGCCGCGCAGCGCTCCATGTTCCCAGGCGTCGAGAGTTTTGGCCTCGGGGCTTCGAAGGCGAGCATGGCGCTCGACAAGCTTGCAGCGAGTTCGGCAACGACTGCCAAGGATCTGACAAGCGGACTCGGCAAACTTGGGTCGTCGCTGACGCAGGCCGTTGGCACGCAGGCCGGAGAGGGGGGTGGCCTGTTCGACACGCTGTTCAGCTTCCTGCCGAAGCTGCTCGGCTTCGCTGACGGCACCGAGGGGGCCCCTCCTGGTTGGGCGTGGGTTGGCGAGCGAGGGCCGGAACTGCGCAAGCTGCGTGCCGGCGATGTCATCCGCAGCAATCCTCGGTCAATGCAGATGATGTCCGACAACACCAATGGTGGGGGCATGTCCACTTACGCACCGGTGTTCAATATCGACGCGCGCGGTTCGACCATAAGCCGTGCAGAGTTTGAACAGATCGCCGACCGGCAGGCTCGAGCCGCGCTTTCCGAATACCAAGGCAGTCAGGTTCGAGGCGGCCTAGGCGGCGTCCAACGGCAGTTCGCCTCCTACAAGGGGTAGCGCGTGAGCAAGTACACTGGGCTGCGCTGCTTCGACGTCGACTACCAACTCGTCACCGATATGTCTGTGTCTGTCGAGGGGGAGGGCATCGACGGCGGCCGAAACGGAGAAGGGGATAGTCCGGCCATCGATTTCAGCGGCGGGGGCAAGGTTGTCGCTTCCTACGGCGTGTACGTGGTGGAGCCAGAACAGCATGAGATGCTGAATAGCATCGCAGCCTATCTCGGGGGCTCAATACGATGCATGAACGTCCCCATCCTGACGGATCGCGTCGGGCCTTTCCCATTCCTGGGCAAGTCGGACCCGCAGCCGATCGTAGCAGGCATCCGCCATTCCGACGGCTCCTTGTTCGACGACGGCGCAGGTTATTCGCAGGCAACGGTTTTCGCCACGTTTGAGAACGCTGCGCCCCTCAATGCTGGGCAAGTGACCATCAATGTCTTTGGAGCGGTGAGGGCGCTCCGCTGGTCTGATTGGATGAGCACCAACCACGAAACGCGTGGCTGGAGAGCTTTCCGGTATTGGGAGGCGAGCGACCCGGTGGCTGTGGTTCGCACCGTCGACGGGGTTTCCTATCCAGGGCAGCAGTATCGTTTGGCGATATCGCCGCCGTTGCGAGAGGCGGTCGCTGCTGGCCAGAGGGTTGAGTTGGCGCGCCCTCGTTTCGTGGGTCGGTTCCCGCGTGGCTTCAATCTCGAATGGTCGGTGAAGCCCCCGTTTCACTCACAGGCAACCATCAAGTTCGTCGAAGCCGAGATCCGCTAAATGGCCTACACGCTGCAATACGTGCCGCCGGCGATCATCAACGCCATGCGGGGCAGCCACACGCTGGGCATCTTCCTGCGCATCGATTGCGACCCTGCGCTGCACGTCTGGATGGGCGTCAATGACATCCCGGCCGGCTTCGACAGCGTCGATGGCGATGGGACGGTCTATCTGGGCGGCGGGCGGTTGCTGAACGTGCCGACGCTCGAGGTGCTGATCAACGGCCAAGCCGACAGTGTCGAATTCGGCATCGCCGGCATCGACCCCGCCACCGCGCAGCGCGTCATCGACCAGATGCCGGAGATCAGGGGTTGCGACGTGCATGTCGGGATCATGACGCTCGACGCTTACTACCAGCCCATGGGGCCGATCGTGGCGCTCTGGCTTGGCGTCGCCTCGCATATCACGGACGGCATTCCGCCTGTCACGGGCAACGCGACCAGATCGATGACGCTGAGCATGGCCGTGCTCTCCGGCAACGGCACCAGGTCGCGGCCGTCGCTGTCGATGTGGTCATCGAGCCACCAGAAGGCGCTCTATCCAACCGACCTGTTCTGCGATGGCACCGGCCGGCTTGCCCGTGGCGTCGCGCCGGCATGGCCGAATTATTGAGGACCAGGATGTGAACTGTCCCCCGCCCGATGGCCACGAAGAGTATCTGAAACTGCTTCAGTCGAGATTGTCTGGTGCTGTCAGGGTGATCGACATCCCACTTATTGAAGCGGCGCCCCAAGAGATGCCAACGCGTCGCGAATTTTCAACAGCGCGTCCATGCGCTGCGCCGGAGATTTCTGGCGGTCGATCCGCATAGCAAACGTGCCCCAGCGATCGCCATCAACCAGAAATCTGAAGTCAATCGCACCGTCACGCTCCACGATCTGAAATTCTTGAATAATCCACATTCCATCAGGTCGTTCGAGCGGCAATTTTCCATCAAGTGTGATCGCCGCGATCATCTGCTGAAAGACAGATGCATCTATCTCTACAGGCTGCCCGCCCTTTGTTCTCGTGTGCAGCTTCCTCTCTTTCTGGTCGAAGCGGACCGGACCAACAAGCTTCGCCATGTCTCCCTCCCGTTGTTGAACCCCGCCGGGCAACGTATCCATTTCGCGAAAGAAATCCATTGAACCTCGAAACCTTCATCCGTCTGCCGCGGCTGTGGCAGTGGGGCGGCATGCCTGTGACGATCGACGTCGACGGCGTGCCGACCGTCTTCCCGGGCGAGGACTGCACGACCTTCGCCGCCTCGTGGGTCAAGGCGGTGCGTGGCGTCGATCCTGCCGCTGATCTGCGGGGAACCTACGACACCGCCGAGGGCGCCAACGCCGTCATTACCAGCGCCGGCGGCATCGCCAGCCTCGTAGGGTCACGGATCGAGCCGCTGGGCTGGCGGCGCGCCGAGACTGTTGGCGACGGCGCGATCGGCATCGTGTCGGCGATCTCCGGCGCGGATCAGGCGCTAAAGGAAATCCCCGCAATCCGGTTCGGCCCGCTCTGGGCTGTGATGGGGCTACGCGGCGCCATGGCCAAGAAACTCGACTGGACAGGTGTGGCGTGGCGCCTCCCGTAAGCCCCCTCGACGATGCGCTGCGCGCCGCGTTCACGCCTGTGCGGCGCAGCTATGCATTCGCGCGCCCTTTCGAGCTGGCGCGCACCGAGGACATCATTGCCGAGCAGATCGCCCAGGCCAATGGGCTGCGCGGACGCGTCCCCATGCATCGGGACCCGATCTTCACGCCGCTCTTCACGGCGCTGTTCTCGACCACCTTCCTGGGCGGGGCGGCATCGTGGACCCTGTTCGGCGGCGCGGTCACGCTTGCCAGCGTCGCTTCCGCCATCGCCGTCACGGCGCTGACGATCGGCATCCAGTACGCCCTGGCGCCCAAGCCGCCGAAACCGGAAGCCGGGCGCGCTCCGCTTACCCAGGCCGTGCCCTATCGCATGTGGGCCGTGGGTGAATGCCGGCTGGCAGGCGCGATGATGCTGTGGGAGGCCGTCGATAACAAACTCTACTCGGTGCAGGCTTTGGTCGCCCACCAGATCGACTCCATAACGAGCTACTATCTCAACGATGATCGGGTCACGCTCGATGGCGTCGGGGGTGTAAACCCCGTGCCCGGTGCCGATGGGCGTTACAGATCAGGCGGCAATCAGGCCTTCAGCCTGGTGATCATCGGCACGCGGCTCGGTGCGGTTCCGGAGACGCCATACGCCAACCTGGTTTCGAAGCTCGGCTCCCAGGGCGTCTGGACGAACAATCATCGTGGCGATGGGCAGGCCTCGCTCTCCATGGTGTGCGAGTCTCCCAGCGCGCAGGACTTTTCGAGCCGGTTTCCCTACGGCAAGCCGCTCGCCTCAGTGGTCGCGAAATGGGTCAAGATGTGGGATTTTCGCGACCCCGCGCAGAGCCCGACAGATCAAACCACCTGGAGATGGTCGAACAACCCGGTCGTCATTCTGGCCTGGCATCTGTGCTTCAGCCCGTTCGGGGAGAAGCGCGACTATCGGCGCGCGATCCTGCCGGTGCTCGACATGTGGCAGGAAGAGGCAAACGTCTGCGACGAGCTGGTGGCGCTGGCCTCGGGCGGTACGGAGAAGCGCTACATCTGCTCCGGCTGGGATACGACGGAGCATCCTCCGAAGTCGGCCACCAATGCCATCCTCGCCACGATGGACGCCTGGATGTGCACGCGCGGCGATGGCGCCACGCTGATCGTGGCCGGCAAGTATCGCGAGAAGTATTGCGCCGTGCTGACCGATGCAGACGTTATCGGCTACGCCAACCAGCGTGACGTGCTCTTTGACGAAGAGGTCAACCGCTTCACGCCGAAGTTCAACTATCCGGCGATCGACTACGCGAGCAGCGACACAGACTTCTTCGAAGACATCCCGGCCCAGATCAAGGCCGGCCGCCCACTTCCAGACGAAGGCAATTATGACTGGTGCACCCAGTGGCGACAGGCGCGCCGGCTGGGCAAGCGCGACTGGATTAGGATCCGCCAGAAGGGGCGAGGCTCTATCTTCGCCAACCTGACCGGCCTGAACGCCGCCTACGCCCCGTGGGTGCGGTTGCAGACGTCGATCATGATCCCGGCGCTCGACGGTAAGGTGGTTTCGAACCGCAAGGCGACGCTCAACCTGCAGAAGGGCGGCCTTCAGATCGATTACATCAGGATGCCGGACAACCCGGGCGACATCGATCTGTGGGTCCCGGCGACGGATGAGGGCTCGGCTCCGCCGGTGCCGATCAAGCCGACATCGGAAGGCCTGCCGATGCCGGTTATCGACAGCATCGCGGTCATTTCCAACGCCGGCACGGTCTATCTGCGTGTCTCGCTGATCGATCCCAACCGATCTGACCTTACGCCCTTGATCCGTTATCGGGTTTCGGGAGGTGCATGGATCGACCAGACGTTCAACGATGTTACACCGGCAGTGGGCCTGCTCGTTCTTGATACAAACCCGGTGCCGGGCGACAAGACGCTTGAGGTACAGGCCGCCTATATCGGCTCGAACAACACGCGTGGCCAGACTTCGGCCAGCCAGTTCGTGACGTCCACCGTCGACAACACGCCACCGGTCGCGCTGCTCACCTATTCCGCATCTGACGGTGTCGGCCAATTCGTCGTCAATTTCGGCACCGCCAACGACACCCATCTCTCGACGGTGGCGGTTTACCGCGTTCCGGCTGGCGGCGTGCTCGACAAGGGGGCGCATCTCGCCACCCGCCCAGCGGTCTCACCGGGCATTTCCTATGCTGTGCCGGTGAGTTCGACCGCAGGCAACTACGACATCTATGCGGAACCGCAGAACCGCTCCGGCGTCGCCGGAGCGTTGGCGGGGCCCTCCACCGTCACCGTTTCCTGATTAGTTAAATGATTTCCGGAGCATGAAAGCCATGGGCGCAATCAGTGACCAAGCGAACCAAGCGTATGCAGACGGACCGGTCGGGGCGCCGGCGCAGCCAAGTAAGTCTGATGTGCGTTATCTGTTTGGAATGGTTGATGACGCATTTGTGTCGGAGTCCACAGCGCGGCTGAACGGCGATGCCGCCGCAATGCAGGCCGCAGACAATGCGATGACCGTTGCGCAACAAGGCATCGCACCCCGTCTAACCGAGGTCGCTGCCGGCCAGACCGTCGCGCTTCCTGCCAATGCATATAGCAATGGTACGGCAGGCGTTGGGGCAAAAATCACGGCAAGCGCGAATGGCGCGCTATCTGAAGCATTTTTCGATGGTCTTGCCGCTGCCATGGCGGTTGGAAAGCGTCTCTGGGTTGCGCTCGAGGGCGCCAAGAATGGCGTCTACACGATCACGCAGCTTGGCGACGCAACCCATCCGTGGATTCTGACGCGTACAACCGACGCTGATACGGCCTCCAAGATCGGTGCCTCCATATTCTCGGTCGCAGCCGGTGGAGCTACGATGGGAGGCAAGAGTTATCAGTGCCAGCAGCGCTCGGGAGATATCACGATCGGAACCACGGCGCTGACTTTCGCCATGATCAAAGACGAAAGTGGCATCGCCGGCGAAGTATCCACGGCGCGGGGCTCATCTCCCTCCCTCGGAATGCGGCTGGATGGCATGGCGGTGGTTCTGGATGCATCCAAGATCACGCCCTTGCTGTCTGGTATCGACGGCAGCACCGCGTCCAATACGGGCGGATCGAGTGCGTCGAATTCTTCGAATTCCAGCGATGCGGCATGGACTTCAGCTAGCATCGTCCCGGAGGGTTCCGTTGTCGATCTTGTCGAAGTGCGCGTCAGTGCGGACATGCCAGCTGACATCCTGTTGGTCGATGCCGGCACGCGGAAAGTCCTCAAGAAAGCGACATACACCTTTGCCTCCGGCGTCTCATCGGTGAGCGATCCTTTTACCGGCTATATCGCGCCATCGCCGGCCGTCGTTTTTGTCCGGCGAACCGGTGGCGGCTACATTCGGCTCGCCGCTGCGACAGGCCGGGTGCTTTCGGTTGCGTCGGCTGCCTATGCCGAGGGAGACACTCTCCCGGCGTTCGTACCGACAGTCGGTTATGCCCTGGCGCTTTCGGTGAGGACGAAGGCGGCCGGTGCGGCTGTGGGGCCACGGGCGGCACGCCTTGAGCGGGGGCGCGTGGTGAATGCCGCCCTCGGCGTATTCGGTGATGAGATCAGAACCGTTGCGCCAGCCGCGCCGGTCCCTGCCGCAGCGGGATCATCTACTGTGGACACCCGTACTGCGGCTCGCTTTCTTGGGCGCGGTGTGCTGAAGAATGCGAATATCACCGTGGCCAGTCCGTCCACCGGGCTCCTTGAGCACTGGCGCAACATCGACGGGCGAGTGACGCTAATCGATCGCATGGGGGTCACGCTCGCCGGTGGTGCGAACACCGTGCCAGTGCCCGACTGGAGCCTGCAAGGCGAAACCTATATCGCCTACTTTCAGCTTTCGGGCGTCAATGTCAGTTATGCTACTGGCGGCCATTTTTACATGCTGGACAGTGGGTCGCTCAGCATTGGCGCGGTTTCCAGTGTCGCGTTCACCCCGCTTTTCACGGCTTTGATCGGCCTCAATGTCGAGGTGCCTAGAGGTGCCTCGCAATACGAACTGGCGGCAGACGGACCCGCGACTTTCGATCGCCACAATTTCCCCGGTGTCACCACGCCAGGTAAATGGTCGCTGACAGCGCCGATCGCCGTCAATGACGGCCTTGTTCTCGCTGGCTCCGGGGGATGGTCGGCTTTCGCCGGGTACAATGACTTCATATCCATCCACCGCCGCAAGCTGCTATCGCGCGTCCGCATCGACGACACGTCGAGCATCTTCGGGCTGGCCGCTAAGCCTGACACATCCGCATCGGCTGTCGGTGGCGCGGTGGCGATGGTCGATGGTGTCGCTGGCAAACTGAGACTGTATGCCTGGAACGGCTCTGCTGCTGGCACGCTTGCCATTGAGACGGCCTTCGCCGCTGCGCTGGTCACCGGCCGCTCATATCTGCTGTCGGTTGCCATCAACGGATATCAGGTCACCGCCGCTTTGACCGATGCAGTCACGGGCACGGTGACGACGGCGTCAGGCAGCTTCGGTGCGAGCGCTGTGACGGCGCGTTTCCACGGCCGGCCGGGTTTCCTCCTGATATCCGGTAATGCGACTGTCGAATGGTCACGTTTCGCGGTGGATGCTCCGCGAGCGTGCCGGGCGCTTATCTACGGGGACAGCAACACCGAGGGCGTTGCTAACGGCGTCACCAACCCGAGTTGGGCGCTGCAATTGGCTGCCAACGGCGTCCTTGTATCATCGCGGTCCGGTGAAAGCAGCATCGACATGGTCAAGCGCTTGGGCGAACTGTCGATCCTGCGGCCGAAACTTGCAATCTGCGCTCACGGCACGAACGACGCCAACCAAACCAACTGGCGCATCAACGTTGGTGCCTTTGTCGATGCCGCCCTATCCGTCAATGCGGAGCCTGTACTCGTCAGGCCGCCGCCGCAACCCGCCAAACAAGCCTTGATGACCGCGATCGACGGCGACATCTCATCGAACTACTTCGGCAGGCTGCGCAGCATCGACTTTCTCGGGGCGCTTTCGGCCTCAAACGACAGGCTGACATGGAATGCGTCATATCAGATCGGCGACGGCCTCCACGCGAACAATGCCGGACAAACGCGCATGTTGCAGCAGGCGCAGATCGATATTCCGGAGTTGGCGTAA